GGCAGACGCGCCTATATCAGATAGCACTTCACTAGCTGACCTACCTTCTATAGAAGTACCAGCAACTCGTAAAAAATCGTCATCAGCAACGCCAGTTGTAAATACGGGTACGTTAGTGTTACTAATCCCCGTAGATAAAGTAGCTGTAGTAGTGATTGCTGTGCCGTTTAAAGTCATAGCGTCAGCTTCTAAAGTACCATCAATATCAGCGTTGCCACTGATATCTAACGAACCGCCATCTATTTCTCCACTAGCTGTTACCGTAGTAAAAGTCCCCGCTGCCGCACTAGCCCCACCAATAACCGTACCGTCAATCGTACCGCCATCTATGTTGACAGAGGAGAAAGATAGGTTAGCCGTTATGTCAACAATAGCAGCGCCAGAACCTGCGCCATCAGCGTAGATAATCTTACTGTCGCCATTTAGAACACTGACGTTAGCCCCGCTGCCTTGCGTAAACGTAGCAGTCTGCCCACTACTGTTTACTACTATGTAGACTTTATCTGCGGTATTAGGAGCAATGGTGATTGTGTTTGTGCCACTAGGAGAGCCGCCAAGAACAAGCACTTTATACATGCCATCGCTTAACGTGCCGTCAGTAGTAGTTAATGTGTGTGTAGTTCCAGATAGAGTTATTGCACCAACACCATTAATGGAGCGGTCAATAATGTCCATATTGGTGTTGACCGTATCGCCCCACTCACCTGTCTGGTCACCTTCTGCGGGTTTCTCTATCCCAGAGTTGCCTGTATACGAACTTGCCATCTACTTATCCTATTCTGTCCAAAACACCGTTTGCGTTCCTGAAGTACCTATAATGTTTGAAGAAGTCCATGTCCATGAATTAATAGTACCACCACCATTGTAAGTAGCGTCTGCGCGATTTAAAGTAGTGCTTCCTATAGTCATTGATGTCCAACCACTGTTTCCGGGGTTAGTACTAGCTCTAAAAGTTATACCATTAATTAAAAAATACAAAGCCTCAATAGTTACGTTAAACCCATCAAATTCTATGGTGGGACTACCCATTCCTCCAATCGGAAACCCTGTAGCTGCTGAAGAAAACCCAAACCCAGTTATAAAGCCACCAAAAGAACCAGAGCCTATTGGTGATATAGTGCGAGTATCACTATTTGTTTCTTTAACCGCTCCAAAAAAGTCTGTTAGTGATATAGCACCGCTAGTAGGGACACTGTTATTAGCCGTAACATTGGGGACAAGGCTGCCACCACGGTAATACTCGGTTAAAGAGTGGGGGGCACTGCCACCAAACTCAGTAACAAGGTCTGTTATGCTGATAGGAGCTGAACTTGTGACCGCCATTATCTATCCTCTAATTCTTCTACTTTATCCGATAGCTCTTTAACTGCTTCAATCAATACGCCTACTAAATTACCATAAGCCACCGATAAGTGTTTATCTTCTGTGTCATCTGTAACCACTACTTCAGGCATAACTTCTTGCATCTCTTGTGCAATAACACCTACGGCACGGGTTGCTTCGTCGTCGTGCCTATCAAAGTATACGCCACGCATTTCTTTTACTTTATCTAACGCGCTATCAATCGTTTCAATGTTTGATTTAAGTCGTATGTCAGAGCTAACCGTTACGTTGGTAGCCGCAGTAATAGTGCCTGTTGAGGTAAGGTTTCTATACCCTGTAATGTCTTTGTTGCTGTCTACAATAACCGCTTTAGACGCTGCAATAGTCCCTGCTGTAATACCATCGACCAAGTTAAGCTCTGCGGCTGTACTGGTAACGCCATCAAGAATGTTAAGTTCTGCTGTTGTGCTAGTCACACCATCAAGGAGGTTGAGTTCTGTTGCTGTGCTAGTCACACCATCTAGTATGTTTAGCTCGGCAGTTGTACTGGTTACCCCATCAAGAAGGTTGAGTTCTGTTGCTGTACTGGTAACACCATCTAAAATGTTAAGTTCTGCTGCGGTCGATGTAACGCCGTCAAGAATATTAAGTTCAGCGGTTGTGGAAGTTACTCCGTCAAGAATATTAAGTTCTGTGGCTGTACTGGTCACTCCGTCTAATATGTTTAACTCTGCAACCGTACTGGTTAAAGTCGTAGTCCCGTCATTCAAAGCGTTGTAAATCGTGGTTCCCGTCATAGTGACATCAGCTAGTACAGGCGCAAATGTATTAAGTACATCGTAAACAATAGCGCCTGACCCGCCGCCATCGGTAGCTATAATTTTAGCTTTCCCTGCCGCTAAAGTTACGTTAGCTCCACTGCCCTGAGAAAACGTAAGCGTGTAACTTGTGTCATTCTGCATTATCCATACTTTTGACGAAGTGTTAGGTAGAAGAGTAATCGTACAAGCCTGACCCCCACCTGTAAGTTTTAGATACATAGCTCTATCTGCGTCAGAAGAACCATCTGCAATAGTTATATTGTCAGTAGAAGCATTGGCAATGGCTCTAGTGCCGTAACCTAATGCTTGTCCTATTAGTTCAAGGTTTACGTTAGTCTTATCTCCCCACGTTCCAGAAGCCTCACCTGTCCCTATTTCTTCTAACCTTAAATTGTTTACATATGAACTTGCCATCTAAATATCCTCTATGCGGCTATATTGCCTGACCAATCAGGTGTTTGTGAAGTACTTACGCTTGTCCAAACAGGTGTCTGTCCATCGTTTATAGTGCTCCAAGTAACGGACGGTGGCCCTTCGACTGCTTGCCATAATTGTACTGAAGAAACAATAGCTGCAGCAGATACACTGGTAACTTCAATAGCGTCAACAACAGGTTGACCCCACGGCCCAGAAAAATACTGTCCTCGACTCCAACCACTGTTCGTTCTATTTGCCATTACGTAATCCTAATAATCGCCGTATCTGCATCGTTTACAGGAAACCGTATTCTAAAATCTGGGTTACTTGTTATATCAGAACCAAAGTTTAATACACATACAGCCTTGTTACTTTGCGAACTATTGTAAATTAATGCGCCTCTTGCCGTAATACTAGACGAGTTCCAATAAGCATCTTCAAAGTCACAAAACCCTGTAGTACCACCGCTTGACGGCCCATTGCTAGTAAGTGTAAACCCACCAGAAACATAGGCTGTACCGCTTGCTTCGCCTGAAGTAGTAAATGCTGTGGTGTCTGCTCCTAAAGTTGCGCTGGACGTATATAAAGCTATCTTAAAAGTATGGCCTCCAGAAGCGCTAAAATTATGTACGGCTTCCAGAATCTCTTTCTTAAAAGATGTACACATTGTTTGTGTTATAGCCATGATTAAAATATCTCCTTATAGCGTAGCTTTTCTTGCCTGACCCGCCCTATAGGAGTCATTACGGTTTTTGTATTCTGATAGTTGTTTTAGTGCTCCTACCGCAGCATCGTACCGTTTCTGGTACTCTTCCATGACATCAGGTTCACCCTTCAAAAAAGTATTGGCTTCTAGCAAGCTGCCGTAAAGTAAGACTGTGCTGTAATTATCACCAATCCAAGTAGTATTTGAAGCTGTACTGCCGTTTGTAATAGACGTTGGGTAGTAGTAATAATGCAGCTCTGCAGAATACCCTGTGTCTGGCGTTGGGCCTAGTATAAATGCACTATCGTCAAACAACGCATAATACTCTGGTGTACCTGTTGCTGTAGGTAACGGGAACGCCTCTCTAATAAAATTAACGTCTTTGTTAATTAAATAGTTGTAGTTACCGCTACCGTCTATTAAAGCTAAAGAATACGTATCCAACCAATCATCAGGAACAGCTAAATATTTATTATTGATTGTTATTGTACCCGTGACATTTTTACGTAGATATGCAATCTGTACGGTGTTGTATATGCGCGTTTCCGCTTGTGTGATGAACAGGTTTACATCTACAGTAGAAAAATCACTCTCTGTATATGATTTTATCGCCGCGACTAATTCTGCATAAGTCATTGTTATTAATTAGATTTATTACTAAATCCAGTACCTTTAGTTGCTGCACCCGCACCCTTCATCTTCTTGGTTTGGGTGTTCGGTATGTTGTTCGGGTAGCCTGCGTTGGTAGGCATAGCACAAGGTTTAATAGTGCTCATGTCTTTGACTTTTACTTTCATATCAACTCCTTAGATATTTATTGTATCTACTATAACAGTACCTATCTCGCCTGTCGCTTTCAAACTATTTGGCACTAAACCGCCATTGTCATTGAACCCAACTGGCTCCCAGCCCCACTGAAAGATATTTACTACATCTACGCCTTGTGGGGGTCTTGCGTTTTTTACTGCTTGAGCATCAGTAACAGGATACATGCCCTGTAGATTCTGTGGGTGATCAGGCTCCCAGCAAGTTGTACAGACTAATAAATTTGTTTTTCTAGTCCGTATGTATATTTCTTTAAGCGTCTTTAATTTGTATTGGAACCCGCACCTATCACACTCTGCAATAGTGTACTTGTTTGATGCAAATCGACTACTCATGCCCTTTATACATACGCTATTCTGGGGGCCGCTCGGAAAGAAGACCTATCTCTATCTTCATCAGAAGCCTCTGACCAAGCCTCATCATACATAGATTTAAGCATAGGTATTCGCTGCTCGCTTCCGGGTATTTTAAGCGCTACATAGTACGCTAGACCCGCAACCAAACACGGTAAAAACCTAAAAGGTATGTCTTGTGTATTAACACCGTTACCAGCATCTTGTATCCTAGATAGCCGCCAATACGCTAATGTATAGGTTTCTGTGCTATCAGGCACAGGCCATACAGAAAACTGAGGGTATTTTATTACGCTGCCTTCTGTAGCCCCACTTCTACGATTAATGTATATCTGATTAGGTCTACCCGTAATGTTTTTGTTGGGTATACCAGCATATCCAGAAACACTTATGCGCGATATAGCTATGTCTGCTTGCGATGTTCCTGATCCTGTTCTAATAAGGTGTTCAATAACATCAACGGTATCAAGAGGTAGGTCGTAAGTTGCTGTACCTGCGGTAAGCAGTTGTGTGCTTGGTTCTATAGTCCAAAGGTTTATACCTCTGTTGGCCCATTCAGCAAACAACAAATTAAGAGAGCGTCTTGCGGTTTTTAAGTCATACCCACTACGCATTTCTGAACCTGCGCGTTCAAATGCCTCTTCTACTATTTCGTTTAAATCTAAGTTAAACGCCGCTGTTTCTGAAGTAGCCATTACGCATGGAACACTGTCATGGTTAAGAAAGTTGAGACGGTATACTGTATGTATATACCTTCTTTAAACACCACACCCTCGTCAGGTATTGATACATCTCTTGTTGCATCAGCGTCACCAACAGAATTAAGTTTCATAATGCTTGTGCCTGTTGGCGATGTTGTAAGAAAATCAATCTGTCCTGCTGTTGCTGTGCTAGTTAAAAACGCGCCTTTTAGCCTGCTTCGCATTGTAAAAATAACATCGGCAGCCGAAGCATTAACACCCGCAGAAACATTGCCTGCTGGATTACCTACTGCAGAAATACCAGATATTGTTTTAAAATACACGGCTCCAGTAGCTGTACCTGCGTTTGCGCCTGTTATTGATTCTACTTGAGCATCACCATTAATATCTGTTCCAGTAACAGTAAACGATTTTGCAGAATCATTGCCTGCAGAAAGAATAGTGACTATCCTTCCGTGACTAAAAGAAGCAGCGCCACCAGAAGTTAATGCGCCACCAAGAACTAATGCCGCATTATTGCCAACAGATGTGGCTACTGATAAACCGTCTGCATCTAGTGCTACTGTATCGGCAGTAATCGTTACTGGGATTACATCTGAATATCCACTCATAATTAAATCCTCTTAGACCATTCGGCCTCTAGTTCTGCCTTGTCTAGCAATACCATCAATGGACTTCTTTTTGCTGACTTTCTTCTTTTTCTTTTTGGGTACTACGCCGCCTTCAGCCATCATAGGCATACCCGCATAAGTAGGTACTTTACCGCCCATGTTGTACTTCATGACCTTGCCGCCCTCGTTATACTTCATCTTCTTCATCTTCATAACTTACTCCTGCAATTAGGGGAGTTTTACCTCCCCATTGTGATTACAAATATTGGAATACAGCAATGTACTTAACAGTAGTTGCTGCTGTAGCCAAATCAGCCCCTATTGGGCGTAGAGTAACGAAAATGTCTCTTGCGGCTGCACTATATAAGGCTGCTGCAATAACAATAGCTTCAGAAGTAGCTGGGCCACCTTTAGGGCCAATACCTGCGGTAGCAAAAGCATTAGCTGCTTGACCGTGAGAGTTTTCAATAATGTACAACGGTACGTTAGCTGTCCAAGTTACGGCAGCGCCACCATCATCTAGTAGTGCTGTAGCAGCAAGAAGCTGTGCGCCAGCAGAAGCTGTACCAATAAAGATGTCAAGGTCATTGCCGCTAGAGCCACCTGTAACGATGTTGCCAGCAGGGTAAGCTATTAAATCTTTTAAGATAGTTCCCGCAGGTTGAGCGATTGTAACGATTGTATTTGTATCATCTGTGACAGCAATAGTGCCTGTAGTCGCAGTGACACCAATTAATTTAAGACTGTCTGCAGCCCCAATAACAAGACCGCCAGTAGCAGAAGTGACACCTGTAATGGATGCAGCATCTGAATAAGTAGAGCCTTCTGTAATAACGCCTGTAGTGGCAGCTTTTGATATTTTAGTAAACCCATCTTCGGATCGAACTGGGCCGGAAAAAGTTGAATTAGCCATTTGGCTGACCTCCTTATTAAAGGTTTCACTATAACGTCATAATAAGTGTCTGCTAGGGCAGTCGTTATAGTTAAAAAATCCTAGATAGTATTGAGAGTACACAAAAAAGAAAGGAGGCACAAGGCCCCCTCTCATATACTGCAAAGTATTATTAAGAAGATCCGGGTGACCCGAAGATTCCTAATGGATCAGACACACCGAACGAGTATCTTTCACGCGCTTTATATCTAGCATTTCCGGTGTCAAAATCACCGTCCATAGAAGTAGACATTGCTGCACGAGTAAAATGCTTCAGTCCGTTTGGAATATCAGTGGTCAAAAACCAAGCGTTAGTATCTGTGAGGAAATTATTAACTGCAAATCCCCCCGGAACTATACCCATTGATTTAATGGCATTGATATCGTTATCTGAAGTTCCAACTCTGTTAGGCGTTTTCATTAGTCGCTCCGCAACAAACATAAGGTCTGCTGGGATAATTAGCTTCTTAGCTTTTGCGGCTATTAAAAGTCCACGCTCGTCAGTCCAACTAGCAAGCTGAATGATAGCGGCTTCCAAAGAAGTCTCATTCAAGTCTGCGCCAGAAGACGGACGGTTTGAGTTAGTTCCACCAGACACAAGTGGATGATCTGTAGCGCAAAGCACTTTTCCATCACCGTATGTGTAACTGCTGTTGAAAGCTCGGTTCAGGACGTTAGCCCCTTTAACCTGCTTTGTGTAAGCCATCGCACGAGCTAGACCTTTGGTATATCGACCAGAAAGAGAGTCATAAAGGTTATCCTCTATAGCTTCCTCTGTGATTGAAAATCCCATCGCAATAGTTTCGTGTGTATACCGCGCAGTATATGACTCTTGTGCATTGTCATATTCAATCGCGGAACCTTCAGCTTTAACGGGTGCTGCAGAAAAACCAGATAGTTTCTGTTCTTCTTCAAACGCTCGTTCTGAGGTTTCTGACTCGTAGATATCTTTATGCTCTTCGCCATACCTGTTGTACTCAAGCCCAAAAAGAGCATTAAGACCGGGTAAAAGCTCTTTGAGCATCTGCGCTCTGCTTATAGTCATCTCAAATTACTCCTTTAAACGCCTGTAGTATTGCCGTATTGATGCCCAGCGTTCCACTTGCATATTGCTTCGGTGTAACCACCAGCAGCATTGCGAGTTTCTTCAACTAGACTCACGACTCGTACAGGAAAAGTGTTAGTCGTTGCAGACGTGTCATCAGCAGATACACGAGATACACCATTAATAGTGTCTCCTGCAGTTTGCGTGATTTGCAAGTTTGCGCCTATATCAGTTATTGCCAAAGAACTGATAACTACACCAGAAGATGTAATCGCAATCTTGAACAATACATTTGGGTCATCAACAATGAATGCTACTGCATCCGTTGCTACTTGACTTGCAGGCCAATAGTTTTGAAACCGTGGCCCCATTGAAGCGTCCGTAAAAGAACACCCTATAAATATTCCGTTAGGAGTGCAAGCTGTGGTTCCTGTATCTTTTTCTACAGTACCGCCACCAACGCCTTTAACGATATCACCCTGAAATATGGTAGTTCCATATTCAGACGCAATACCTTTCTGGGTAAAACCCCCATTAAAAGCGCGTTCGCCTACTAATCCTATCGGGACTAGGCCGTAAGGCCCGTCAACGGTTGGATATGCCATTTTAAGCTCCTTTGCTTATAAACAGAAAAATTAACGCGCCGCTACCCTTTGCCAAAAGTTGTTTTTGATTTGCGATCATTAAACAATGGCATTCTAGGATCTTGGTCGCGCATAAAGTTATTATCGACAGATTCCATTACTTGCCCAGTTTTTTGGGAGTAATATTCATCTCTCTGTTTAGTAAGCTCCTCGTCAGTTTTGCAGAGAAGTAGCCCACCTATTTCTATAGAATCCTCAAATTGACTGTTCTGGTCGGTCATTGCAAAAGCCTCTGGGTGTTCTGATGCTTTTACAGGCTCCCAACCTTCTCTAAATTTAGCGGATACATTCTTAGCATCAGGCACTCCCATAGTGCTGGTGCGAACAAAGCGATAGGAATAACCTTCCTCTTTGTCTATTTCAGGCAGTATCTCAGGCGCTTTCCATTGTTTTGGTCGCTCCTGCGTAGCGCGGGTTTCTACATCCCGCTTAGTTCGATTCAATCGACCTTTTGGTTTTGTATCTTCCATTACGCTATACCTCTTAATTTATTTTTTTCATTAGCAAAGTCTTCAAGTGTTACTCCTAGACGATGCGCCAGTCTAACTTCAGAATCATTTAGCACTACTTGCTTTGATTTGGTAGTACGCTTCGCAGAAGACACAACAGTTTTTGCTTTCGCTGCAGTACGGGGTGACGTATCTGCTTCTGTTGACCCTTCATCAAACTCTTCAGGAAATCTTAACCGCATTTCTTTGTCAATGCTACTATAATATTCATCTGAATCTGCATTGGGATCAATACCTTGCGATACCAGCTCCTCGTGCATACCAAATGCAAAACTTGTCATCTTCCTATTATTGCCCCACCAAGACTTATTTTTGTCTTGCCAAGCTAACGCTTTATAGTCAACTTGTTGTTGCTGTTCTGGTTGATGTGGTTGGATACTCCAATCTTGATTTTCTTCAACCTCTGTGTATTGAGGCTCATAATTTTCTGCTGCATGTAGCCTAGATTGTGCGGATACCATTTTAGCTTGAGCTTGAGCAACTTGCTCAGACTCCCCAGCGTCAAATGCTTCTTTATACATTTTTGTAGCAAGTTGTAACTCGTGTTCTGCAGAAGACTTGCTGTTTTCCATTAAGGCTTCTTCGCCTTTATTAAGGTCAGCTCTATACTTTTTGTTTTCTTCTTGTTGTTGTTTAGCGTAAGCAACTGCTGCGTCACGTTCGCGTTGAGCTTCTTCTTTAGCTCTACGCTCGTCATGCCACACTTTTTTAAGTTGTTTGGCTTTTTCTACAGAATATTCTTCAAGCTCGTCTTTTTCGAGACTATCCACAATTTCTTCTGGCATAGGCTCTCGATCACGGTCTTCTTCGGGGGTATCGTTTTCTATAACGATTTCAAGCTCTTCTTCTACAATGTTACCTTCGTCTTCTAATGCTGTTTGTGGCATTACATTATCCTCTTAATTACAGTTATTGTCTTTGTATCCCTCGTGGGTCATCAACCACAGCTTCTACAGAGTCGTCGTTAATAAGACGAAATGCTTTACCGTGGATGTTTATTTTAGTCCCTGTGTGGGGTCTAATTAATACAAAATCTCCTTTCTTGCAGTACGGGCCGCT